TGTTCGAAATTCCGCATTTCCAAGTTTGAATTTATTTATCATATCAAACATTTTGTCAAAATTTTCAGAAATAAAATATTTATCATCCGGTAATTTTCTAATCTCACTTATGGTTTTTCGTTCTGCCTTGACAAGATATTCACCATTACTATTACGTCTTAAAAACAACGCAGGTAACCAATCGTAAATAGATGATTCGACGGGAGAGAATCCGTGACTGCCTCGGGTAGTCAATAATTGTTTGATTTGTTCAGCGAATTTCGATGACAGAATTAACTCATTAGATACACGAGATTCGGGAATTGTGACTGTTCCAAAATCAAGTAGAAATACTTTACTATAATATGGTTTGTATCTGGCTTTGTCGGGTTTATTATCGTGAAAACATTGTGTCGTATTTGGTAAATCGGGATGTATCAATACATTTCCAGGATGAACATCACCATGAATCATATCGTGTTCAAGTAAAGTAATCATATAGCAAACGATTTGAGTAAATAAAAACAGCGCTTGTCTCTTCCACCAATCTATACTGGTATCGTCATAATCGTATAAAATATAATCGTTTCCTTGTTTTTTTGCAATATTGCTTATATTGAGTTCGTCATAACTGTTATAACATTTCAAACTGTAAAATCGGTGCCATCCAAGTGTAACAGGAGGAATCGGCATCATGGGCATAACAATAAGACCCATTTTGAAATAATTACTTATTCTAAGATGTTTCTTTATTTCAGTGAAAAAAGTAGGAGATAATGGATTGGTGCCTTTAAAATTGTAATTTTTTTCCAATTCTTCTATGATGTATATATTTTTATTTGAAACGACCAGAGTTTCGTAAATGGGTATAATACACGAATCTAAATCATTGTTTGTTTTTTTGAATATTTTAATTTGACTTTCACATTCGTCTAAAAACTGGCGTATATAGGTACTTTCAATTTTGTTTTGGCCTGTATTGCCTAAAACAGACCAGTTAAAACCCACGAAATCATCATATTTAATAGTGTGTCTACCAAAACCAACAGGTAAAGTATTTGGACTCAATTGTTCTTTTGTAGAAGATGAGGGTCTTAAATATCCACCAGCAATATCTCCATCGCCATCTATATATTTAATTTCAATTGGACGTTTAACATTCATTTTTTCATTTTCAAATTCGGCTCGTGGCATTGGTTCTGTTAAAGGTACAAATTTAACAAACACATGGCCATTATTCATTAACGTTCTTGCTAATATAGCACTCAATGGAAGAAATGATAATGGTGTTGAAACAAACGGGTCTTTAATTTCATACGTTAAGCCAATACCGTAGGTACCTTGATTTACAAATGAACCAGATGCACCTGGTTTGCATCTATATAAAAAATCCATTAATAAATTGGGGTTTGCTCTCGTAAAAACAGATGAAACTGGAGAAATAGATTCATTAGAACCTTCGATAATGGTTTCCAATTTATGTATTGGCGGCATATATATATATATTGTAGACAAAATATATTTAATAATTGTTTTCACCATGTAGGTAATTATACATTAAATTATCGGGATTATGGTTTTTAATGTCGCCGCACATAAGAGAAACACATTCATACATTTTCCGCAATACGTTTGGTGGCGCAGTGCAACCAATTTTAATAAATCCCTTTTTCACCAATTCCTTTTTCACATCGTCTAATTGTGTTTGTTGAATGAGTTTTTGCTTGGTGCTGACATCGCGTCTAAGAGTTCGATTGGAAACTAAAATACCAACTTTCGGTTTGTTATGAAACTTTCCAATGGTGAAGTTGCGTCGAACAATTTTCCGTCGTTTGCAAGGCTTGTTACTAACAGAAGTCAAAGGTTGCGGTTTTACAACAGGGCTCGGATTATTCAAAACAGGATAAACACGTTGCGTTTGATTACGATGCCACGTGCGGTATGTAGGTAAACTACCGTTTTTTAAACAACCGAATTTTGGTGGTTCTGGTTTTCCTAATGGCGTCATGGTGGGTGTTAATTGAAGAGGGGGCGCCATTGGTGATTCAGGTTGAGGCATAGGCATAGTGTGCATGATTTCGGCTTCTTGTAATTCTTTGGGTAATGTCAAATGAACATTTTCATAAGAATTCATGGGTTGTTTAATAGTGCTATTAAGCGGACGATGTGTAATTTTCTCATTTTTACTTAAATTATTCAAATATTCGAGAGAATTTTTAAATTCGTCTTCGAAACTATCTAAAATTTCCTGATTTTTCAATTTTGTTGGTGTTTTTTCATTCTTAGATTGAGGTTTGATCTTTTCATCTTGTTTGCGTCGTAACAAACTCAATAATTTTTTCTTCACGGTATTATTGTTCGTATTGCGTTTCGACGACTTCATTTTCAATTCTTTGGGTTGCTTGGGTTGTCGTTTTTTCTTTGTATTGTCTGGTATTTTAAATATTTCTGGATTTACTTTAATAATCCTTTTATCGCTCATATAAAAAAGGATTATTATTTATTTTGAATTTACACATAAAGTCCATGAATTATTGATGTTTTCTTTTTTTCTATTTTTTTCTTGAATTTTTTCATACCGTTATTCATATCTTCTAAATCAATTTGTTTTTTTCCATCGTGATTCATAAAAACACGAGTTGAATGACATATTTTTATATATGAAAGTAAATGTTCGATATCACGCCCGTAGTTCTTGAATTGATTATAATGTTTTTCAAACCAAGATTTTTGCACGTCATCATCCAATGACCAGCCAATGGATTTTACTTTTAATAAAAAAATGCGATACAATTCTTCGTAAGAATATGGTTGAATTTCGAATCGCCAAATAAAACGTGATTCCAAACCTTTATTCATAGGGAAGAATCGTTCATCAATTTCTTCCTCATATCCGGCAATGATAACCATCAAATTATTTTTGTGTTTACTTAAAGCCTCGTTTAAAATATTAACACATTCAATGGAATAACTGTCATCACTACCGAGTGAATACACTTCATCAATAAACAAGCAACCACCCAAACATTGTTGAATGACATCGCGTGTTTTCAGGGCAGTTTGTCCTAAATAGCCACCTACTAAATCACTTCGGTTTACTTTACGGAAAACTTGATTTTCCAAAATACCTATTTTGGAATACATTTTCCCTAGTAATTCGGCAATATCAGTTTTTCCGGTGCCGGGTGGACCGCATATAACAGTGTGTTTATAGTCTTGATTATTATCATCGTTAATGTGCAATTTTTGTAAAAAATACAGCAATTGTTCAACAATGTTTGTTTTGATTTCGTTCATGCCGATCATTTTAGATATAGATTCCAGTTCAGTTTTTATTTGATGTAAAGCGTAAATATTAATATTGTATTCTTTGGTGTGACAATACGGATATTTCTCGATTATTTGCAATAAATCATCAATAGAATTGACAGAGGCATCGATAAAAACAGGTTCTTTTATTATTTGAAAAGATGGGTCTATAAGATGATTTTTTTGCCATTGGTCATAGCTGCTCATCTTAGTTTTAGGTTGAAAATGTTTCATATAATCAATATGAGACCCTTGCATGATATGTATGATTTCATTGTAAGTAGATTGTTTTTCTTTATATTCGTCTAGAAATTCGGCAAATTTACTCATTACTATAATGATGGACTTGTTTCTATTTCATTTAATAAAAAAATTGATTTCAAAAATATATTTAAACATATTTAAATATAACACATGAAAGTTTCTATGGATCCATCAGTTCATCACATTGACGAAATGCACGCATACACTAAGGAAGTAATAGAAAAAGAAGCCAAAAGTGTATTGCAAGACTTAGGGTCATATGTTGAAGAACCATTTAATATAATTGAATCATATTTCGCAGGACAGCATTTAGAACGTTTAGTGCGTCATCAAATAGAGTCTTATAACGATTTAGTGAATAGACAAATGCCTCGCACGATTGATATGTTCAATCCTGTAATGATTCGTTCAGAAAATGATTATATAATAGAAAATGATAAATATTTATTGGAAGTATTGATAAATTTCGAAAATTTTAAATTGTATCCGCCACAGATTCATGAAAATAATGGCGCAACAAAGATGATGTTACCGCAAGAAGCTAAACTGAGAAACTTTACGTATGCATCTTCAATGACGGTTGATTTGAACATTCAATATGTGATACGAAACAGTGAAAAAATGGATAATCCTGACATCGTTACACGAAAACTAACAAACATAAATATTGGTAAAATGCCGATAATGATTAAATCGTCGATTTGTTCACTCACGCAAAATCGACATATTTCGCATTTACATACTGGCGAGTGCTCTATGGATAGTGGTGGATATTTCATAATAAAGGGATCGGAAAAGACGGTTCTAGGTCAAGAGCGCGCGGCTGAAAATAAGGTATATATATTTGACGGTAAAAACACTACGAAATGGAAATTTTATGCGGAAATCAAGTCGGTTCCAGATTCGAAATGCATTTCACCAAAACATACGGAAGTGTTGATCGCCAGTAAAGATAATGGCTTTGGTAATGGTATTTATGTGAATATACCCAGAATAAAAAATCCGATTGAACTGTTTACGCTTTTCAGGGCCTATGGTTTCGAAAAAGACAAAGAAATATGCGAGTTTATAGTATTGAATATAGATTCTATAAAATACAAAGAAATCATTGACTTTTTACAAGCATCTATTGTGGATAGTAATAAATACATGACGCAAGAAGACGCGTTGAGACATATTACCGCGTCGGTTTCATATACTCCTATTAACATGGATAAAGAAATGGGCGCAAAGAAAAAGCGTGAATTTGCATTGGATGTATTAAATAATGATGTGTTCCCGCATTGCAAGTCGCTAAAACAGAAAATGTATTTCTTGGGATATATGACAAATGAGTTGATAAAGACGTCTTTGGGTTGGAGAAAGACGGATGATAGAGATTCGTATACCAATAAACGTATTGAATTGACGGGAACATTATTGAACAATCTCTTTCGTAATTACTTTAATAAAATGGTAAAAGAAATACAAAAGCAAGTGGTGAGAGAAATCAACAATGGTTCATGGAGGTCATCGGAAGATTATATGAATATAATCAACATGACCAATATTTATAAAATCGTGAAGTCATCGACGATTGAAAATGGTATTACACGGGCACTAGCAACAGGTGATTTTAGTATCAAACAGGCGAATAGCTCCAAAGTAGGAGTGGCTCAAGTATTGAACCGATTGACATATATGGCCAGTTTGAGTCATTTGCGCCGAATCAATACGCCTTTAGAAAAGAGCGGTGAATTGGTAGCTCCGCGTAAATTACACAATACAACATGGGGGTTTTTATGTCCCGCTGAAACTCCAGAAGGTCAGTCGATCGGTGTAGTAAAAGCATTGAGTTACATGACACACATTACTATTCCCACGAATAGCTCTTCTTTATACGAATATGTGGAACCATATATACATAAAGTGGAAACTACGGATAGTGGCGACTTGTATGAAAAAATGAAGGTGTTTATCAATGGTTCGTGGATAGGAATCGCCAAGGACCCCAATGAACTCTATAACTCGATGAAAGAAAAAAAGCACAAGGGTATTATTAACATATACACATCGATTGTAATGAATTACAAAAACGCAGAAATTCGCATTTGTAGTGATGGTGGTAGATTAGCACGTCCTGTATTGCGAGTAAAAGATGGTAAAGTATTGATAACAAAGGATATAATCGATAGATTGGTTAACAAAGAGTTATGTTGGAATGATTTGCTCATCAGCGCTCGACTACCAGAATCTGTCATTGAATACATAGATCCAGATGAACAAAGTGTGTCGTTGATAGCTATGAAGTCCAAAGATAATATCAGTTGCAAGAAACTCGAATTGTATACACATTGTGAAATCCATCCAAGCACAATCTTTGGTATATTGGCTTCGTGCACTCCATTTCCCGATCACAATCAAGCTCCTAGAAATACATATCAATCGGCGATGGCGAAACAAGCAGTGGGTGTATATGCCACGAATTTCGACCAACGTATGGACAAAACATCATATGTGTTGACATATCCACAGCGTCCGTTGGTGGATACGCGTTTGATGAATTTCATTAATTTAAATAAAATCCCATCGGGGTCGCAAATCCACGTGGCGATTATGACGCACACTGGATATAATCAGGAAGATAGTGTTTTGGTGAATAAAGGATCGATTGATAGAGGGTTGTTTTCAGCCACGATTTATCATACAGAGCGCGATGAAGACAATAATATTATACGAGACGAGATTGTTCGATGCAAGCCCGACCCAACGAAAACAAAAGGTATTAAGTTTGGAAATTATAACAAACTGAATGACCAAGGGTTTATGGAAGAAAATACGTTGGTTGAAAATCGCGATGTCATTATTGCCAAAGTGGTTCCGATTAAAGAAAATCGCAACGATCATACCAAAGTAATTAAATTTGAAGACCAAAGCACAGTGTATTCTACAGCGGAAGAAACATATATAGATAAGAATTATACCGGAAGAAATGGAGATGGTTATAATTTTGCAAAAGTGCGATTGCGAACATTTCGCAAGCCTGTATATGGTGACAAATTCAGTAGTCGTCATGGACAAAAGGGCACATGTGGTAATATTATTCCCGAATGTGACATGCCATATACAAAAGATGGATTGCGCCCGGATATTATTATCAATCCACATGCTATTCCATCTCGTATGACGATTGGTCAATTAAAAGAGACGTTATTAGGTAAAGTGCTTTTGGAAATGGGTATGTTTGGTGATGGGACTAGTTTTGGAGATTTAGATGTAGCTACTATATCAAAGAAATTGCAAGATTTGAATTATGAGAGTTATGGAAATGAAATCATGTATGATGGGTTGACTGGTGAACAGTTGGAAACAAGTATATTTATTGGACCGGTGTTTTATCAAAGATTGAAGCATATGGTCGCGGACAAGCAACACAGTCGTTCTATTGGTCCTATGGTAAATCTGACAAGGCAACCCGCGGAAGGTAGAAGTAGAGATGGTGGATTCAGAATAGGTGAGATGGAGCGCGATGTAATGATCGCACACGGAATGTCCAAATTTTGTAGAGAAAGGATGTTTGATGTATCAGACAAGTATTCAGTCTTTGTTTGTAAGAAATGTGGTATGATTGCCTCCTATAATGACGGCAACGCAAATGCGATGTATGAAAATGCGGATACGACGATACACCTGTGTAAGATGTGTAACAATCACACACACTTTGCGAAAGTAGAAGTTCCGTATGCCTACAAACTCATGGCACAAGAACTACAAACAATTAATGTAG